CGTTTACTCGATTGAAGATTCGGATCTTTCCATCCCAAAGCTTGTTTCTGAATGAGGGCATGAAGCGATAGCCGGGGACATGGAAAGTGTAGTGGTCTGCAATCTCTCTTAAAACGCCTTGGTCATCGCATTCAAGCATGAGAGAGGATTCGTTTCTCTTATGGACTTCGATGCAACTCATTCTGAGGGAAACCACCTTAAGACATACTGAGTCTGATGTCCTTCAGTGGGGTAGGTCTCCATCTGTATTCTAGCTCCTGTGATATCGCTATAGTCAATGGTTCTCTTCGTGCCATCTTCGGCAATTGCTGTGACTTTCACATAACCCTTTTGGGTATGTAGGGCATCAACATTGTTCCAACCAGAGTAGATGACGATATAACCCTCTGTATACGGGAGTCCCCTCACAACTTCCTGAAGGCTATCCCCACGGATTGTTTCTGCTGCAATTGTCTTGCCATTCAGGAGAATGACTGGTTCTTCAGCCTCTAGTGCTTTGATACCAAAAACACTCAACATGCTTTTGGTGACTTCGATTCGATGGAGATATCTTTCTTCATTCATCATATTATCTATATTCATGCACCAGCAGTAAACTTCTTCCAATCGATTATATTTCGGATATTCTGGTGACGCCACTTGATGTTGTCCATGATATCAATCAGAGTATCGATGATGACTTTTTTATATTCAATCTGTGATTCAATCTTGCTCAGGTCAGGGTCGGTTTTGTAGTAGTACTCCATGTTTGTCTTGAGTGGTTTGGACATTCCATCGAATGGGTCATACTTCCATCCTCTTTCCTCAATGTCACCCTTGGTCATCTTTCCCTCAAAGTACAGCCATTTGTCCTTCCGCATGGAATCGAATTCCACCTGCTTCTGCTTCAAGCCCAATTTTGCGATGCTGAGAAGCGACAGATACTTCGCATGAAGTTTTGCGGAATTTATGCTAGTTTCGTCTAGATTGATATTGTCAATCTGCGAATCCTCCTCCCACATATCAAGAATCTCATTCAATGTCATTGGTATTATATATGCTTACAGTTCTCAAAGTGGTACCTTTTCATGTTCGAACTACCACCTTCTTTTCCACAATGAGGGCAAGTGATTTTTGGCTTGGGTTTACCCTTCTGGGCATCACTCATTTTCCTCTTGGTTTCTTCGGAAAGCTTTTTACCATAATTTGGGTGATTTTCGCCTTCATATTTACCCCTCATTGCTTCACTTAATTTCTTCTTGGTTTCTTCAGAAAGCTTTTTGCCATACATTGGGTTCTTTTCACCCTTATTGGCATCACTGATTTTCTTCTTGGACTCTTCGGAATGTGTTTTACCATACAATGGGTGATTTTCGCCTTCATATTTACCCCTCATTGCTTCACTCATTTTCCTCTTATGTTCTTCAGAAAACTTTCGACCCTCATTTGTATTACCACCTTGTCCTTCTTCCGGTATCATATTTGCAAAATCTTTAGATTCTACAATATTCCATTTTTCAGAGTAATCCAAGGCGACCCCCTTGAATTCATCTTTATCCTCAGTCTGGAAAAGAACCTCTGTGGTCACATCATTACCGTGCTTTTTGATGTGTTGTTTCCAATGGATTCCAGAGCCTTCGTAGGTATGAGGATCTTGAACAGTCTTACCGAGGTATTTGAGACCCGTCTGATTATGGGTCTTGAGGTATAAGTAAATCATGCTGCATACTTTCGTTTAAATAGGTTATTGTAGAGTCCTTGGGAATTCGCAGTTCCGTGAAGGACATTTTTTCTTCTCTTCTATTTATACAAATCGATTTCTTCCCCTATAGTATAGCGAACCTATCGTACCGGAATGTGACATCTGCTTGAAGATACTCAACGTCTTGGGCTTGGGTCGTAAATTCGACACCACTCAGATTGGTAGGAAAGGCACTGATGAATTGAAATTGCTTGTTGACGTTATTGTGTGATGTCGTTACAGATAGAATCATGTCACTGTATGAGAGTGTTCCAGCAGTGATGTTGCCAGTTATCCAATCATGAATCTCACGATAGTTCTTCATATCTTCATCAATGACAAAGCGAATAGTCATAGCTCCATATTGTGCTCGTTCACCGGGAGAGTATGAGATGCCCCCACGAAAAGGAGACGAAGTTTCACCAAGCGCAATTTCAGGGATACTGAATGTGGTCACAAAGTATTCGACATTCGCATACTTGGTCTTGTCAATCACTAACTTGAATCCAGTTGGTGAAAGCAAGTTGAAATTGGTTGTGAGTGTACTTGCGCTTGCCATATAGACTATTTATAAAAAAAGGGAGTCCCCTTTGCTGTTAGCAGCAATGGTACCTGTGGATGTCACGGCAGACACGATTGGGTTATGAGCAGTGCCATAACGTGTCTTGAAGGCGATACGAGGCTGGAAGTTCTCTTCGCTCACAGCCTTGACCATTGTCAGAGGAACGTAAGGAGCATAGAAGAAACCAGCATCGTAGGCACCAGCACCACGATAACCAACGATGACATCACCAGAAGCGGCATAAGGGTCAACATAGACCTTCATGTTACCCATCTGACCAACGAATGTGTTCTGACCATAGTCAGGTGTGTTAAGAACACCCTCAGTGGAGAGACGACCAGCAGCAGCCAGAGCAGAAGCAACGTCAGAATGAACAACAGCGAAGTTACCCTTGCCACGGCGAGTAGCAGAGTTGGCAGTTCCGTCACCAACGAGGATTGCATTGGATTCCTTCTCAAGCTGGAAGGCGAGAGACTGGAATCTTTCAACTGCCCAACGTCCATCGGCATCAACAATCAAGTCGAAGTTACCATTGTCAGAGGAACCAACTGCACCAGTGAAAGCAGCATTACGGATCTCCTTGATAACCTCACGGTTGATTTCAGCGAGGATTTCCTGAGACAGAATGTTAGCAAGTTCACTCTCAGCATCCAGACCATGAACAGCCTTGAGATCCTGAGCGAGTTCCATTGTGTACTCAGCCTTCAGTGAACGTGTAAGAGCGGTAACAGTGGTCTTCTCGATAGTGAAACCAGCATTAGCCATAGCACCTTCACCAACACCGGCTGATTTACCAGTTGTGGCATCAGCACCAGACAGTGCTCCATCTGCTTCATCAAAGAGAAGCTCTGCATCACCTGTAGTTGTAGTTGTGCCATCAGAGTCGGATGCACCAGCAACACCATCAGACTGACGAGCCTTCATTGCAAAGATGAGACCAGTAGGACCAGTCATAGGCTGGACACCACAGATATCATAAGCAATCAACTGAGGCATTGCACGACGAACCATGCTGATAAGCACAGGATCGGCAACAGCAGTGGTAGCTGCGTTGGTTGTTTCAGTGATGTAGTTGCTGTTAGCGAGAGCAGCATGTTCTTCCTGAAGTGCTTTTTCGGTGTTCTCAAGAAGAACAGCGGTAACGGACTTACGATATGCGTCCTGAATAGGGGCGCAATCCGTGTGTTCGATAATAGATGCCCACTTTTTAAGGGCGTTTTCTGCATTCAACATAATAGTTTTTTTCTTTCTTTTGTTGTTAGGTTTTTCTAACGGGTTTGGGTTTTAATTACTTGAGCAAACGACTCAGTGAATCATGATACTTCTTCATCTGGGGTGAAAGAGATCCCAAAGGATCTTCTCCCCCTTCAACGATTTCTTTAGTCTCAATGATCTCATCGTTTTCTTCATTCAATTCTTTTTCTTCAGACTTGTTTGAGAAATAGGATTCCTTGATGGTATGAACCTTCTTGGCGAAGGTATCGACATCAACAAACTCTACGTCTTCAACAAGGGAAGCAAGCTTGACACTCTGTGTAGTTGCAAGATTTTCGGACGCTTCAGAGAGAATCTTCTCACGAGAGAGTTTCTCAACCTGTTCCTTGAGTTCGGAAACAACACTAGTGCTTTCTTGCAGTTGACTTTCGAGTTCAAGAGCCTTGTTTTCAACCTCTTCAAAGAGATCGACTTTGGACTCAGGCACTTCGATGTAGTTTTCTGTAAAGACAGTCTTCAGAGCAGCCATGAAGTCTTCAGTCAATTCGGAACGAAGACCAGCATCAATAGCAACTTCATTCTCCTTGACCCATTCAGTGACAACGTAGTCAAGATAGGAGTTAACCTTCTCGGCAAGATCAGTGCGAATGGATTCAGTTTCTTCAGTCAGCTTCACTTCATACTCAGACTCCAACTTCTCAGTGGCTTCACGAAGCTTGGAAGTGAAGGCAGCTTCAAAGATGACTGAGGCTTTATCCTTGAAGTCCTCAGTGAGACCTTCAGTGGAGTTAACAAGAACCTCAAGATCTTCCTTATAAGAAGCCTTCAGTTCCTCGTCGCCTTCCTCTTCTTCTCCGTCTTCTTCCTCTTCTTCCTCGTCGCCATGCTCCATTTCTTTCACAGACTTCTTGGCTTCAGAGACTTCTTCCTCTTCTTCTTCCTCGCCAGCTTCGCCGTCGCCTTCTTCCTCATCTTCATGAGCAACTTCGACCTTGGCTGTCTTTTCTTTTACATCTTTCTTGGCTTCTTCGATAGACGCAGTTTCTTCAGTTGTTTCCTCAACAAGTTCTGCATCATTCTGAAGCTCTTCCTCAACAGGGTTTTGTTTTTCTTCCATGTTAGTATACTTCTTTCT